TCACGAGCTAAGTCGGAACTATTCAAGAAGTCACCAACAGAGTTCATTACACCCTGTTCGATCATAGCTAAGAGTTCATTATCTCCTACTGGATCCTTATATCTATCCACAAAGCGGATAATATCTTTACTGGAATCACTCATTGTAAACCTTTCTTGGGTTTAGGTCGTGTCTACGCCTCTTACATTCAATCAATCAAAGTCTACAACAAGACTTGTATATGTGCTACTAATTCTTTAATCACCCTGCTAGTAGCCAACAAAGTAGAAGTTACCTTCTCTTAGGACACAAGGACTAACCTTTTCGGGGATTAAAATCTTTTGGGATTTTATTACCGATTTTTTCCTGTGGATTTAAAAGCTTACCAGCCTGTTTAGGCTTAATTAAACTTTTAAATTGTTCTTTTTCTTTCCCTGTTAAGGGTACATTAATTTGTGCCATATTTTCGTTCTCTTAATTTCTTTTTATGTTTGTCAACTTCTTCGTTTATATAGGCACCAGCTTCACCAGCAAGTCTTCTAGTACTTGTTTCAAGTATATCTTCTGCTGTATTAAACAAAGCCCTTTCACCAGACTTAGCGGCTTTATCTCTAGCTTTTTGTAAAAGTATTTCTTGGGTTCTTGGTGACCTAGCTAATCCTTCTAAAAATTCTTTAGATGGTAAATTAGAACCAATAGGGGGTGCAACAATAACAGTTCTTTCAGGCATTGCAACAGCTTTAATTGCTTGACCTGCACTGCGAGCTAATGGGGCAACAACCGCTTCAGGATATACATTCTCTAATGCTTGTTGTTGTGCCATCTTTTTTCGGTAGTCTTCATCATTCATATCAGCTAATACGCTAACAAAAGGTTGTCCTCGATCTCCTGACATAATTACCATTTAACCTTATTAGCCCAGTATGCCGCAGACAATGGTCCTTTGGCAATATTAGTTGCATGTCTAGCTTTAAAAGCTTCATTACGCTTGGAACCGTCAGGACTACCCGTAGCACCCTGAGCACCAAAGTGAATAGTCTTAACTTTATCACCAACCTTAGCCACAACTACGTGACTCTTAGTTTTGTGATTAGGTGTTCTCTTAGGTTTGTTATAACCTGATACACCAGCTCTCTCTAGTCTTGAATCTTTTTCAGCCATACTATTTCCCCTTCTTAGCAGTCTTAGCAGACTCTTTAAAGCTTTTATCAGTAGGCGCACCTTTAGCACCCACCTTACGCATCTTCTCTCCGGAACCCTCAGCTATTCGTTTTCGTTTAGCATGGATATTGTCATATAATCCTTGTTTAGTTGCCATAATATTCTCCTAAATCCATGTTGTTTCTACTTGCTGAAAGTTACCCATACGCTGTGAAAAGGGTACTGTTGTGTTTGTTAATCTGTCTCCGTGTGTCCTGATAACCTCAAGAGCAATAGCAAGGGCAATAACCGTATCATCATTCTGACCTATGATAGCATTTGTCTTACCTGTATCGTCAGCTACATAATTCATCAGTTCACCAATGATAACCCTAGAAGGTATCCAGATATCTTCTTGTTCAATAGCATTCTTCAGGAATCCAATAATAGCTGGTTTAGACGCTGAAGTAGTTCTCCAGCCAATCCTTGTTCCCTCTTCTTTAGATACATTCGCCATCTTTGTCTGATAGTACATATTCAGGTAACCCATTTGTGTTAACCTGTTTAATGTTGCTATACCCATAGAGTTAGACTCTACTGCTAACAAAGCATTATTATAGTACCTACCTAGGTAAAATAATAAATCACCAAACTGACTAGGATCAATCGTGTTACTGCGATAAACTGCGCACACTTCCCTCTTGGCATTAATGACCACTGCTGTAGAATAATCCTTACCAACACCCAAAGCAACGTCAGCACCGATAGCAAAGGCATCTTCAAAAGTAGGATATTTAAATATCTCGATAGACCCATCTCTCAAATCCTCCATCATAGAGGATTCAAAGTTAAACTCTCTCTTGGCTAATATTGGTTGAGGAACTAATTTACTTAACTTTTCAATGTTAAATACGTTAGAGCCAGAAACAATAAATGCTTCTTCAGGTGTCGCTGGATATTCCTGACGGAACTTATCCTCACCACCCTCTGCAATCTTTAACCTTCTCCAGTATAATTGATCGTCATTTAAGTTATACCTAGTAACTAATACCTCTTCTTCTGTACTTCTCTCAAACCCTTCAGGAGCCTTCCTACTGTACTCTGTCATAAGGTACCATGGAACAAAGATAGCGATATAGTCATTCTCACCCTTTACAGCTCCCTGCCATAACCTGTGAAATGAATTACCTACCCCATTAGCTGTACTCTCAAGAATTACTTCGGTACCTTCCGCTTGGGAGATTCCTTGGAATAATCCTGCCAGAATCTTTTCATCATGCCCCCAAAAGGCTACCTCTGAAAGGTGAGCAATCGTAGGAGTCGTTCCCCTACCCGCCTCAGGAGCACCAGCCGTATATAGCCTGTACCCTGAATCATTATGCTCAAACATAATCTCTTTTGCATTTGACTTCTTTAACACTGGTCTGAATGTATCAGACATGTTATAGATAGTATTCCTGGACATACTAAATAGTGCATCACTAGTAGCCGCATCATGCGCCATAACTACTGACTTATTATAAGCATTAAAGTAACTCTTCCAGAATACCCTACCTGTCGTGTATGTACTTAAACCCATCTGTCGAGCTTTTAAAATAATAGCTCTGACTCTCCCTGTCTCTTTTAATTGTTTATCAAGAGCTTCATTTACAATCTTCTGAGCTTCATTAAACTCGAAAAATTGGAATCCTTTGGAGGAGTCCTTGGGTAAGATTTTAATTTGTTCTTTGGCGAATAACTCAAAGTTATTCTTGTATGAAGCTAATTTCTCTCGCTTCTTTAATTCCCTCAGAGCCTCTAGCTTATCAGAATTGTTTTGTGTTGTCATATGTAAATGTATAAAAAATGTTTCTCTATTATGTACCGACTAACCAGTTGATTTATTTATAAAAATAATTCTGATATTTTTTGGAAATGTAATCTTTTGTATACGTCTTTGGGGTACCCCTACTTTTATAGAGGGGATGTCGTTGGGGAATGTCGTGGGTAGATGTCTTTGTGTGTGTAAAAGAATCAAGTGTTGGTTGGGTGTACCCTCTCTGGGTTTCCCTGCCCCCCTTGTTTTCCCTGCCGTCTCGGTGCGTGGCGCTGCCCGTCTCGGCTCCCTTGTCTGCGCTGTTCCGTGGGGTGTTCTGTGCCTTCTTCTGTTTCTCTTTCTCTTGTTCTTCTCTCTTGCCTTGGCTTGCTGTGCTCCTGTGCCGCTGCTTTGTCTGGTGCTCCGTTGTTCCCGTTGTTCCTTGCCTTGTTCTTCTTTGTTGGGGTCTTGGCTTGGGTTGTTGTTTCGTCTCTGTGACGTTCCTCTTCTGCGGTGCCTGCTTGTGCGGGTCCCGTGGTGGTGGTCGTTTTGTCTGCCTGTGCCTTGTTCGGGGGCTTTCCCGTTCGTTCTTTGCGGTCTGTCCGCTGGGGGTTTTCTATGTCCTTCTCTTCTTTTGCTTCTTCTTTGCCCGTTCTCGGTGCTGTGTCTCCTGCTTCTCCTGTTGCTGCTCGTGCTGCTGGTGTTGCTTTCCTTTCTGGGTTGGCTGCTCGGGCTGTTGCTTCTTCTCCTCGGGCTGTTGCGGCTTCTGTGCCTCGTTCTTCTTGGTCTGCCTGTGTAGAGGTGGTTTCTGTGGTTCGTGGTGCTGACCGTGTCTCGGTGGTTTGTTCTGACGGTCGTGTTCGTGTTTGCCGTGTTGAGTACGCTTCCCGTGCTCTCGGTCGTCCTGTGTCTGTGGACGCTGTGTTTGCTCGGTTGTCTGCTCGTGTTGGCGAGTCTGTTCGTTTCCTTGCTGCGTTTGGCTACTCTGCTGACTCTTGGTTTGTGGCTTGCTTCTCGGACGACTCTGTCCTTTGAAGGGCTTTCTCGGTTGGCTCCTTTGTTGGGGTCTTCCGAGAGCGTCTTGCTCTTCCGTGCCTGTCGGTTACAGGTTGTCATAGCTCAAGGAGATTAATATGACTAAGTTAATGCACGTTGTTTACATCCTGCTCTGGTCGCAGTTGATGGTGTTCTGTGTCGATAAGATACAGTTTGAGGCAATGTATGGTTGGTTCCATGTCATTGGTCTGATCGCTGCAAGCATCTGTGCTGGTGTACAGATTGCTATCCTGTTAATCGAAATCAACGAAGGAGAGTAATCATGGAAAAGCATTTGTTCTGTATCTGGAATACCATTACTAGTACTGCATTCCGTCTTGGTATGTGGTTAATACGTAAGTCATCTTACTCACTACAACGTACTACTAACTCAAGTGGTACTCACTGGAATATACACCATTGGTCTAAATACACATCTAAGCTAGACTCTACTAGTCGTGATGAGTATGCCAAGACAATACGTGAGTTCCTTTGGTTTATTGCTGAACCTACCTCAGGTAATGCTGGTGCTATACCACATACACAACATGCTATACTTGTAGAGCTTATTGCTGGTCGTTGGTGTGGTGGTCGTACTGCTGCAGTTGTTGCTTTGATTGATGAAGTAATGGCTGAAGAAGATCTTGTTATCTTTTAAGGTCTCTCTTGTTGGGCATTCTTGTAGTGTCCAATGAGAGCGCTCTTGCTCATAACCGTCATAGCTCAAGGAGATTAATATGACAAACAAAATCAACATCACTGAGGACGACATCCTGACGTTGTCTTCTTTCCATTACTACTCTTGTGAGTTTCCTGGGGATACGTACAAAGGTATTCCAGATGATATTGTCCGTGAGGGTATCAAAGGTCTTGACATGTTCCTTCGCATTGCTTCATGGTCAAGAGATGGTAAAGATCCATATCATAATCCTAATAAGACTTATGATCAAATCAATACAGATGGTCTATTAGATCAAGAGATTCCATTCTAAGGAGAACAATATGTACTTAGTATATTGCAACAAAACAAACAAACTTATCGACAGAGTACTTTCTGCTAAAGACTTACTCAAGTATAAGAAAGAAGATGTAACGGTTCACATCGTACACATCTGATACCTGCTCTTCTCGGGCTTACGGAGAGACCTCTTGGGGTAAGTACCAAGTTTTTAATCATTAACCATTAGGACTTAATCATGTCTAAAAGCTTTACTTTCAAATCTAAGGATGGTCAGCCATCCGTGTTCAGCACTATGAACCCACTCCAACCGGATCGTACTAGTGTACCCGTAATCATTACCTTCCCTGAGTATAATGAAGATTCAAACACCTTTATTATCAGTTGTAGTGACAACCGTAAGCGTAGATGCCAACTTAACCGTCTTGCTGAGGGTTATGCTGAGAAACTCTTTGCTAAGATTCAAAAGGCTTATGACAAAGAGCTAGTGGTACACTTTGTTGCCGCTGGTGGTAACGATCCCGATGTATGGTTTTATGATATCGTCAAATAAACAGGAGAAACCTATGAAAGCACGTTATTTACTCTTAAACCCACTCAAAGCAAGAGACTTTGGGTGTACAACAGCAGAAGTCATCGAGTCAGTACAAGAGTTCGGCTGCAAAGTGGTCATGTCACCAGACACAAGTGGGGAAACACTGCTGTATGCTGTGTCAGACAACAAGAGTGTACTAGAAAACATGGTAAATGAGGTAGAACTCAATGGCATCATCATAGAATACACAGCAATCTATGATCAAGTACTGGAAGGACAGTAAAATGGCATACCTAAGACAAGCTTATGGTAGATATTCCCTAGATTTATCAGGGGAAGAGCTAAATGCACTAGTAGACATCATGGAAGAACTACCTTCTATGAACAAAACAGAGCGAGGCATATGGTATCAGATCACAAAACACAGGGATTTCCTGAAACAAGAGGAAAAATGGCATAGGGATATTGATAAAGAGAGGGAAATGGAGGCAGAAGTAGAACAACAGGTTAAAAAGTTCTACAACTCACTGTAAGACATCCTCTAAAGACATTCTCTCAGGACATTTCGCTGTGAAAAAGGCGAGACCTGAGGGAAGTCCTGAGGGATTTTTGTGTGTAGAAAACCTGAACGTTGTTTTTAAACGTTTTTTGTCACTTTTTGAACTTTTTTAACAAAGGAGTCTAAATGTACAAGCATCTGTACTTTGTAAAATGTGAAGAATGTCTTATTGAATACAACTCAGAAGACGTTAATATATTAAAAATAACCCACACCGCTATAGGTGATAAGATTGCAGAATTCGTCTGCACACTCTGCCAAGAACCCGTTCAATCACTAGTAACTGAGGTATAACATGAAGACCATAACCAGAAGACATAAACCAATCGCCTTCCAGCCATTCGAGTTAACGATGTCCATAGAAACCCAAGAACAATTCTACGATATAATGTCATTATTCTCGTTCTACACCAACCTAGCAGACGTAACCAATACAACCAACCCAGAGGTACATAAACGTATGACTAACATCTGTATGTCTATCTATGACGCACTTGAAGCAGAGGATCAATACTAATGGAAGTCTCTAAATGCTCAGATTATCCCACAATCTTCCAGCCTTACACTCTAAGAATCAGCGTAAGTAATCTCGAAGAACATAACATGTTGGCTTCTATCTTCATGAACTCTGAGGTAATCGCCAAAGCCTTAACCTACCAAGGATATAACCAGTATGATGAACTAGTAAAATTCATTGAAACAATCGGTAACTACATAGAGGACTAATATGATCATCTCCAAACAAACCCAAGTTGAATACACCATCGTAATGTCTGAAGAAGACGCATTAGTACTTTTGAACGGCTTAGGCAAGCTTGACTATCATGAGCTATCCAGACTAACAGACAACCTTGAATTTGGCTCTGTGATGCATAAACTATATGACGTCCTTGTTACTAAGATCAAACGAGGCTCTATACTGAGAGACGAATAATGCACACTGCAGCACAAATCTACACAGACCTTATCCTGAGAATCAAATCAAAGGTAAAGTCTGAAATATCCGTGGTCTTTGATGATACAACAGGTATCCAAAAGGCTTTCCTTAAAGGCAAACTATTGTGGGTCAAGAAAGTGAGGTTAGATAAATGAAAAAACCTAATTGGATCTTAGTTGATGAGAGGTTCTGTACAGAATTCGGTGAGACTGTCCATGAATGTATCGACAGGTACAAAGAATCTATGGATGAAAATGTTGACATCTCTAAACTAACCTTCTACACACTTGAAACACCGTATGTAGTTGAAGTATTTTACGCACTAAAGGAGAAAAATCAAATGGAATCATGAACTTATTTAGCCGGTTCCTAATAGGGATTTATGAGGTTGGATATATTAATAATATATATTAATAAAGTATATTATTAAAGAGTAATAAAAAAGAGAACATCAATAGGTAATATACCTAATGACATTCTCTTAATTACTTACTTATCAAGACCTTCTTCTGAGATAATTCTCTGAAGTTCTTCATCTGAGAGGTCTGCTGTACGTGTAGTAGTAGTCTGATCAATCCTCTGTAGTTTAGGTTGTTCATACTCTGCTACCATATTAGCATACCTAGCAGCATCTTCGAAGTTATCTTGTTGAAGTGCTTGATGCATAGCCATTCTAAGGACATCAAGGGATGATAGTTGAGGTAAGTCTTTCATTACTTCTTGAAAGTTCTTAGCATTCAACTTAAATTCTTCTCTGA